AGATATTCAAAACTACATAGTGGATTGGATTTAATTAGTTCTGGATATTCAACTGTCCATCAAGTGATGGCTGCTAGACTGGGATTATTTAAAGATTATGAAGCAATGGATTCAGATTCTATAATATCAAGTGCACTTGACATTTATTCAGATGAATCAACAATGAAAAGTGAATATGGTAATGTTGTTGAGATTCATAGTGATAATGATAACATTCAACAAATTCTACATAATTTATTTTATGATATATTGAATATAGAATTTAATCTCTGGCCGTGGGTTCGTAATATGTGTAAGTATGGTGATTTCTTTTTACATTTAGATATCAATGATAAGTATGGAATTACAAATGTGATTCCACTTTCACCGTATGAAGTTATTCGTGCAGAAGGCGAAGATCCAGAAAATCCATATTATACAAAATTTTATTTAGAGACTATGGAAGCAACTCATCCATATTTAAATAGAACTCAAGGCTCAACTGGAAAAGTAGAGTTTGAAAATTTCCAAATTGCTCACTTTAGATTGGCAAGTGATAGTAATTTAATTCCTTATGGTAAATCAATGTTAGAAGGTGGTCGTAAAGTATGGAAACAAGTTACATTGATGGAAGATGCTATGTTAATTCACAGAATTATGAGAGCACCTGAAAAGAGAATGTTCAAAATTGATATTGGAAACATTCCACCAAACGAAGTTGATAATTATATGCAACGAATAATCAATAAGATGAAGAAAACACCATTTGTTGATGAATCAACTGGTGATTATAACATGAAATTTAATATCCAAAATCTTACAGAAGATTTCTTCTTACCAGTTCGTGGTGGAGATAGTGGAACACAAATTGAATCACTACCAGGGATGCAATATGAAACTACAGATGATTTAGAATATTTGAAAAATCGTATGTTGGCAGCTCTTCGTATTCCAAAAGCATTTCTTGGATATGAAGAATCACTTGGAAGTAAAGCAACACTTGCAGCAGAAGATGTAAGATTTGCTCGTACCATTGAAAGAATACAAAGAATTATTATATCAGAGTTAACAAAGATTGCAGTTGTTCACTTATATTCACAAGGATTTACAGATGAAGAACTTGTAAACTTTGAATTGAATCTTACAAACCCATCTACAATTTATGAACAAGAAAAACTTGAATTGTGGGGAAATAAAGTTACATTAGCACGTGATATAAAAGATAATCAATTACTTTCAACAGAATGGGTATATAAGAATGTATTCAATTTTACAGATGAAGATGTTGAAGAAATAGAAAAAGAATTAGTAAAGGATCAAAAACAGAAGTTCAGATTTGAACAAATATCCGTTGAGGGTAATGATCCAGTTCAAAGTGAAGAGGCAGTCGGTACACCAAGTGATTTGGCAAACATTGGAACTACTGGAGAAGAAGGTCAACAAGAACCTGAAGATACAGCAATGGGTTCACTATTTGATAAAGGTGGAGCACCTGAAGGTGGACAAGATGGAGCTGGTAGACCAAAGGAAATGAGTAAGTATGGTAAAGATGGTAGTGCACGAGATAGAGATCCATTGGGTAAAAGTAAAGTACCATTAGCACTTTCTCATTATGATGCCTTGAAAAAATCAATGAATATTTCTAAGAAAGAGATATTAAAAGAGACAAAAGAATCAGAAGCTATTAAAAATGAGTATGATGATTTTGTTGAGAAAGAATAACATATAAATGTATAATTATTTGAAGTTTTTATATTTATATATGTACGAAAAATATATATTTTAATGGAGCGTTTAATGTCCTATAATAAAAAGCATAACAAAATCAAAAATACTGGAATTTTGTTTGAATTACTGACTCGTCAGATAACAGTTGACGTTTTAAATAACGAAAATGATAGTTCAGCTATCAAAATAGTAAAAGAATTCTTTAATACTAATACAGAATTAGGTAAAGAGAATGAACTTTATAAGGTTTTGATGGAGAAAAAGTATAAAAATTCCAATCATGCGAAAATTTTAATTGAAGCGGTAACGAAAAATCGTAGAAAATTATCTAATCGTAAACTCAGAAACGAAAAATATAATTTAATTAAAGCTATTAAAGAAAATTATGATTTAACTGATTTCTTTAATTCACGAATTTCTAATTATAAAGTTTTGGCTTCAATATATAATGTATTTGAGGTCGAATCCACAAGAAAAAACTTTGGGCCCGTAATTGAGACAGATAGTAAAGTAACAGTAATGGAAAGTATTACTGCACACGGACATTCTACCTCTAAAAAACAAAAATCAGATTTTTCTGGTCAAGAAGAAGATATTAGATTATTAACTTATCAGTTATTAGTTGATAAATTTAATAAAAAATATAGTACTCTAAGTGAAAATCAAAAGGATTTATTGAGAGAATATATCAATAATCTTTCCAACACTAATTCTTTAAGAGAATTTATAGATGCTGAAGTTATAAAAGTAAAAAAGATTTTAAAATCACACTTACGAAAAGTTGATGATAAGATTACTAAAATAAAATTAACAGAAGCAATTTCCCATACTGAGACTGCAACAAGTGGTCAGTATGTGAAAGACTCTCATGTGGTAGCACTAATGAGATATTATGAATTGATTAAGGAATTGGAAAATGTCCACCAAAATAAGTAAAAAGAAATTTACGGAATTAATTCGTACCATAATTAAAAAAGAAGTAGAAGAAGCAACTACAACTGCATCCGCTGGAGTTGCATATGGTGGAGATGGAACTTATAAGACACCACATGCATTTAGTGGTAAAGGAAAAGATAGACGAAGTAAAATTTCAAGTGGAAGTGGATATGAAAAGGTGGATGAAGGTGTAACAGAAAAACTTCACACTTATGTAGTAGAATCAGGTTGGTGGGCAGATGCAAGTGATAAAACTAAAGCAACTTATATAAAACAACATGGTTCACCACCAAATACAGCAACAGATGATACTGCAGGTGACCCTGACGATGCTTGGGATGATGAAGAAGGAAGAGCAAAACCAAAAGGTAAAACTGATGCAGATACAGATGATGATGAGTATGCAATAAGTGGAACTGACTCAGATGACCCAGCAGGTGGTAAAGGTGATGCTTGGATGACTGGCCATGACGATGATGAAGCTAAAGCACAAGCAATGAAAGATATGGAAGATGAATTTGATATTGATTTTGATGAATCCGTAAATGAAACTTTACCCAATAGGGTTTGGATGGATCTTCGAAAAAAATATAGTACGAATGAATTAAAAAGATTTTTTAAAAAAGAATCCGTAAATGAAGATACTAAAGATATAGTAAAAGCAAAAAAACTTTCACGAAAAATAGGAAATGTAGAAGGTAGATACCGTAAAGCAATGTATGATTTGTCTGATAGATTACAGGCAGATCCTAAAAATCATAAATTACAAGATGAATTGATAAAATCTTACACTAAACACGTAACATCTTTTATGAAAGATATGGTTAAAATAACAAAAAGGGTTAAGTAATGAAGCAACTTATAGTAGATTATATTCCATTTGATATATCACCTTCAAAAATTAATGAATCATTAAAAGAAAACAATGGTAAGTTAGTTGTTAAGGGTGTATTACAAAGAGCAGATGCAAAAAATCAAAATGGAAGAGTTTATCCAAGAGATATATTAACAAGAGAAGCAAAAAATTATTCAGAGAGTTTTATAAAACAATCTCGTGCTCTTGGTGAATTAGACCACCCAGATTCATCAGTTGTGAATCTACAAAATGTATCACATAATGTAACTGAAATGCATTTTGAAGGTGATAATTTATTAGGAACAGTTGAGATTCTTACTACACCAAGTGGTAATATTTTAAGAGAATTATTCAAAAATGGAATAAAATTAGGTATCAGTTCTCGTGGAATGGGTTCAGTTGAAACAGTAGATGAAGGTGATGGTCAACAACCATCTATGAAGGTAGGTCAAGATTTTGAACTTATTGCTTTTGATTTTGTATCAAATCCATCTACACACGGAGCATTTATGCACCCAATAACAGAGGGAGTTGAACCAACTAAAGGTAGAACTTGTGGTACTTATTGTAAGGCCGAAGATATGATTAATAGAATTATAAGAGGAGAATAAAATGGCATCTTTAGAAGATATGTATAATAGTGGTGGTGGACGTGGTGGTGGACGTGGACGTGGTGGACGTACAACTGCTACAAATAAAACTGGTAGAACAAAAAAGTCAACTTCAAGAAGATTTGGTGGTAGTGAAGGTGGATTAGAAACTTATAAAATTCCACCTATTAGAATAAGAAAAGGTTTACGGTCATAATGCCGTCCAAGTCCAAATCCCAACAAAGATTTATGGGAATGGTTCACGCTCTTCAAAAGGGTGAGTTATCACCATCAGACGTTTCTGATAAAGTGAAAGATGCTGCTGACCAAATGGACGATAAAGATGCAGA